TCATATCCATTTGCACCATCGCTGTTGGAAGCATTAAATGTTCCCGGACCACCGCCCGGATAAGTTACGTCTGCTGCTCCGTCTAGGTATTCAGTTGTATCGTGTGAACCTGCTCTTAATTCCCATGCTCCAACTATTGTTGCTGTTGCTGTTGCGCCGCTTGCTATTGTTAATTGTTCTGCCATGTTTTTTCATCTCCTTTATTTTATCTCCATTTTATTCATTTCAAAGAGCGGATTTGTCCTTGTGCTCCGAAGAAAGTTGTCCATATTTCTCCCATTGTTCTGTAAAGTCCTTCTTGACCTAGTCTGTTAATTGCGAATGGGTCACCAGTTTCAATTCCGCTTTCAAAGTATTGTGTTGGAATTGCTGTGCTGAAGTACATGTAATCTGTGTCTAATAAGTACATTCTACTTAGAGTATCTTTTTGTACATCCTTGGAAGGAATGATTGGTACTCCGTTATATGTAGCAACGATAAATCCTGCTTCAATACCCGGTACACCCTTTACTCCATTGTATGTAGGTGTTACTCTCTTTTCTTCCATAAATCTTTGTTGGGATTGTAGTAACTGTTGTAATCTCATTAAAGTGTCATATCCTGTTAAGATAACTTTTGGATTACCACCACGTTCCCAAACTCTTTGGAATAAATCATCTAAGTGGTCTAATGAAAGAACTCTATCAGTTGCTGTATCACTTACAACATTATTACTCAATTCTGCATTTGACCAAGAGTTTGCACTTCTGTCAATACTGTAGATATCTAAGTCTGTATCAGCACTTAAATCACTGTGGTCAGAGTGCATACCAGTTTTTGCATCAGCGTCATCGAGTGCCGCTGCTGTGATTCTGTCAAGTGATTCATAGTTGTTACCTGCTGGTGTATCTGTATCTGTTAATAGCATTTTGTTAATCATTTCTGCGTGGTGTTTACCCATTTCTTCTTTTAATACTGAACGGATGTCTCCCATACCATCATCCTTATCAGCAAGGAAGATTGCAGTTTCTGACATATCAAATGTGTGAGCAATTGTTTTTGGTTTTGCTGCTACATGTTGGAAAGTTGGTTTCACTGTTTCAGGTAGTGTTGCGTTTTCTGCTACTCCACCGTGTAATGTACCTGAATTAGGTTTTGCAGTGATTACTCTCCATCCACTTCTATCCCAAGGTTTCTTAGGTAGAATGCTGAATGCATTAAATTCTTGGTTTAATTGAGACCACACTTTTCGTCCATAAATTGCTTGGTATGTACCAGCAGTTGTGGATAACATTGGTGAGTCTGCTTTTAATAACTCGCTACCAGTGTATGTGTACCCCATTGCGTTTCCGGCACCATAGTAGTACCTCTCCATATCTGTTACTGTTCTTACGTAATTTCTTGCCATATTTTTCATCTCCTTTATTTAATTTAATCTCCTCTGAAAACACTACCTGCTAATTGGTGTACTTCTTCCCAAGACATGTTTGCCATATCAGATGTTGATGGTACTACAACATCACTTGTAGGTACTCCTACTGATTTTTGGAGTGTTACACCTTCATCAGAACCAATGTTATCGATTCTTTCTGATAATGAAGTAATTGCTTTTTGAATTTCAGCAAGTGGTCCACGAGCATCGAATGCTGCTGCTTCTGCTTGTTGATATTCTTGTGCCATTTCTTGTTGGTATCTACCTTCAAATTGTTTTTCTAATGTAGCACGGAATTCTTCTTCTCTTTTTGCTGCTTTGTAAACTTCATATGCATTCTCTATTTGAGAGCCATCTACATCACTTGGTACTAAGAATTCTGATTTTTCTACTTTTTTATCTTCTTTTCCACTGTTTAATTTACCAACAGCGTTTGTTGAAGGGTTACCGCCTTCTTGAACACGTCCCGGTGCTTGTCCAGCAAAGTAACTTGCTCCGTCACCGATTGATTCAGGTGTAGAACCTAAGTTTGCTTTAGCAAGGTCATCAAAGTGTTGCCTTGCTCCTGCTATGTCTACTCCTGCGCCTTTTAGAGTGTTCTCCATCCAGTCAAGATATTCGGATGTGATAACGTCAGAATATTCGTCAGATTTCTTTTTGTCATCTTTCTCTTCCTTTTTATCATCGTCCATAGCATGAACACCTTTGTCCATTTTATCTTCCATTTTTTCTTCGCCTTCTTTCTTGTCTTTCTTTTTATCCATGTGCTCTTTTAAGCCCGCTGGCATTTCGCCTTTTTCCATGGAGTCTAATCGACCTTCAAGACGACTTAATACGTCTGTCATTTGTTCCATTACATCATCAGTCATTTTTTTCACCTTATTGTTTTCTTTATCTTCTTTTAGTATTCTAAATGTTGCTTCGGGGTTTATCCCTTTTTCACAGATTGTGATTTCGTGAAGTTCTAGTTTGCTTATTTCTTGGTAATCTCCGTGTTTTGCATCACTTTTTCTTACCCGTTTGAATGCTTGTCCTCCAATGCTGAATCCTCTTAGACTTCCTTTTCTGATTTCTGCTGCGACTTCTCTAGCCTTTTCAATATCAGTTCTAAGATTAACAACGACAAACATTCCTGCGTCATCAACTTCGCTCTTCCATAACCTCCCTTCACTATCTGTATAACTTGGAATCACTTCACCGACTTGTATGTTTGAATGCGCTAGTTGCACGTTTCGGTATTTTGGTTCCTCCATGTATTTTTTGAATGCTTCTTTTAACGCTTTGCGGGTTATCATATCTCCTTGTTTATCTACTAACTCCACTGAGGCATACCCTGCGACAATGAGGTCATTACTAGATTTAAGCAATTGGATATTGCTGTCTGCACTGGTTTGTCGAAGCACACTAGTCACCTGTTCGCTTGTTTACCTATATTAATAAAGCGGCATCGATTCTCCTTTCATTTTTATTCCTAAACGCTAGACTGCTCTGCATTTTTATCCTTCTTTTTCTTATTTTTCATATGAGGGTACTCTTTCTCGGGGTCTTCGGTTGGGCGGTCTAACATGTCCCAGTCAGGCATACTTTGCTCTGCGGTGAGTTCTGTAGGGCCTCTAGGTGACTCTATTTGTGCTCCCACGTCTATACCTAACCCACGAGCACCTGTGGTATTGAACATCTGTTCTTTTTCAACTCTATCAAATAAATCAACTATTTTTTCTAAAGTCTTAACCATAGTTTTTAGTTTTTCTTCATCTTTAGGTTTCATAACATTATCTTCAGCATCAGCATCTATGATACCCGCTGAGTTATCTTCTGACTGTTTTCTATTCTTTTCTTCTGCCATAGAACGTGGCTTACTGGTTACTCCTTTTCTTAATAAAGCAACAGCGGTTGACCATACGGGTCTAAGACTTTCTGCTAATCTCAAAGAATAGTTGTTTTTCTTTAAATCACCTAAAGCGGAATGAGGAGAATGAATCCATGTGCCTGATTGTACCTCATCCATTTTATACATAACATCGTCTATTTCATTAAATGAAATCTTAAGTTTATTACCATCAATTTCTAAATCGTAAGGAACTTGTATAACTGGATGTGATTTAGCGAGTAATCCTAAAGTTTCTAAACTAGCAGGACTTTCAACATCACTTTCTCCTTTAATTTTAGACATAGTAACATCATAAATTATTCTACCATTTTTCTTTTTCTCTTTCACACCCGATACAGATACAGATATTATATCTCCCTCTTGGAAAGGTTTAGGACTTTTTACGGTGCCAACGTCAAGATAGAAATCATCTTCATATTCTACACCTCTATTTCCGAGGTTTTCTTCATCCACAGGTCCTGCTCCTAATCTATAAGTGTAAGGTCCTTTACCTCTAACATCTAATATAATGAAAGATATATCTTTATTTTTTCTTAATAAGAACCACTTAGGATGTCTTCTTTCTCCTTTCATGTAAGTAGATTTAATATCTCTAAGTAATAGTTGAGGATATGTTTTTTGTAAATCTGTTACAATTAAATCTAAACCTTCTTCGTCTGTAATACGAGTATTATGTGGACCGGGGACTAATACATGCTCATGGCTATCGAATTGTCCTCTTAAAATTTTAAGCCTTTCAGATGTAGCCATATCAGCAACTGTTGTACCATCGTACTCTATAATATCAAAAATATGTATTTCATCTTTAGTTTTGATAGCGTCTACGATATAATTTCTTTCACATAGTGCTTTTAGTTGTTTGATATCATCACCCGATAAAGATACATCATCTCCGTTTTCGTCATGAGCAGAAACCTTGTATCTTTTCTTTTCTATTAACATTCTTTGACCATCATAATAATGGGTTACCACCCATCCTCCACTAAAACCTCTTAAGCACTCAAAATCTTTTATTGTAAAGATTCTGTGCATAGGTAATATAGGAGGTGGTCTTGTTTTATCTGTTTTTAACAAAGCATCAGGATTCATCATCACCATTAATGTTTCACTGGGGTCGCTGGTTGATATGTCAGTTGAGATACTTCCAGCACTACTATCTACTCCGATGTTATGCCTAGACTCACCCATAACATTTAGCCCATAATAATTAGTTGTAATTATGGGTGCTTCGAAACCTGATGATAAAAATTGATTTACTGTATCTTTTCCAAATACATCTTCCATTTGTTCTTGAGAAGGAGTATGTAAAAATTGCTCAAACTGTTGAGTGCCCACCACTGGTTTACCCCCACTGAATTCAAATCCTATAGTAGGAACCCTACCACCGTATCCTGTATTCATCATACCACCATTATAGTAAGCCCCCACAGTAGCACTAGAATCTGCTCTATTGGCGGGACCTATTGGTACATTATCCATAAATCGAGGTTTGTTCACCATTGAGCCTTCCATCACAACATTATCTGTTTCAGTAACCGCATCAGGATTCAATACAACCATACCATGTGCGTGCGCTTTTGCCCGTTTAATAGGTGTTTTAATTTCACCCTTTTCCCCTGTGCCTTTTATTTTATCTTTAGCAAATGCGTTTTCATCAAAACCATGAAAAGATAAACCGTAAGGCTCAAACTGATTTTTAACAGCATTACGTAAAAAATGTGGAATTATAGAAATATCTTTGAAATATTTACTTTGAGCAAAACCACCTTTGCTACTTTTTCTGTTCATAAATCTTCTTCTTTCATCCTCATCCATGCCTTTTAACCGCTCTTTTCTCTTTTCATCAAATTTATCGTATAAACCATCTATATGTTCATGATGATTTTCAATTTCGGTATATTTAGAAAAATCTTGTCTAGGATGTATAGGTAACCCTGTGCTCATAATTTGAGCATTAGTTAAAACTCTGAATGGTCTATCAGAATATTTGTCTGCTAATTCTCTGATATGCTTGATATGAATATTATCGTTAGGTAAATTAAGAGCAGAAAGAATGGTTTCAACACCCTCATTACTACTAACAGAATCAGGCTCTATTTCTACACCCATGTGTTGTAACACTTTTTGTAATGTATGATGAGGATTTAAACCTTCTAAACCTTCAGATATACTTTTATCCCTTTCTTTGTAATCACCATTATAACCATATGTGGTGAGTTTATGATAATCATGTGGTAATATCTTCAATCCACGATTAGCATCATAAAATAATCTAGCGACATTATCACTGAATTTTTGAGGATTATCGGGATTAAAAGCATCGGGGTCTTTTTCTAATGCTAAAGGCACTAATAGTTTAGCCATTTCCGTTATAGCGTTTAAATCTGCAATTTCTGCTTTCTCAATTTCACGTTGCATCTGACCTACTTGTATGTTATTGGGTTGAAGTGTTTGAGCCTCTTTTAATTGTTTTTTCTGTTCAAGATATTCTAATTCTTCTTTGAATTTTTCTAATTCATCTTCTGATAATTTTTCACCTACCACTGTGTTACCACTAGGTAATGTTGTATCGGGCTTTTTACCAGTGTTGATTATTTCATCTAAAACTGTCATTCTTTCTATTTCAGCATCAGAAAATCCGGCCTCTCTCCTTTTACTTCTTTCAGCAGTTCCTTTTGTACCAGCAGTATGACCTTGTCCTAATCTATATTCTAAGACACTGTCCCCATGTGCTAAATTATCGGGATGTTTATCATAATCGCTATATTTTAAATATTTTTTAGAGAATGGTTTATGGGGAGGATGATGTCTACCAAGAGTGGTTATTCTTCTATACGCAATTCTTGCTTTATTTTCAGTGTTAGAAAGTGGTCTTCCTTTACTCCCTATTGCGGTTAAAGGGTTTGCACTGAAATAGGTTCCAACTGTATTACCATCAATACCCCTCCCTACGGCTCCTCTTTTATCTTTAACACCAGTAAAATTTTGAAAATCACCATCACCCCAGTTAGCAACCTTGTTCGACCAACGTGGGAATTTAGAGGTCATACCATGTGTTGTGTTGTTCTTTAAAGTTCGAGGTCTACCTGTTGCTTTACCATTTATTAAATCTACAGGACTAGAGTGATTATATTGAGATATTATACTTTTAGGGTTAGAATATTTTAGAATATCACCTTTTGTTTGTTCTTCAGGTATTACATGTCCAAACAAACCAACTGTTTCGGGGTTACCTTCAAACATCAAAGGGTTATCAGGGTTAACTCTACCTAGAATACTAAAACCATCTTCATTTTTAGGTAAAGTATCATGCCAATTTTTTAAATAATTAGCCCAATTTCTTCCATGTCCTCCTAAGAAATGATGAGCGTATTCAAAAGCCTCTCCTAAACCAACTCTTTGTCCATTTTTTATTCTATAAAGATGTTTTTCATCTTCAAGTATATCTTCTTCCTTAGGTCCATTAGAGCCACCGAATATTTGATTGTGAGCATTTCTAATTGGTTTAGCCATAGCCAAAGAGCCCGCTTTGTTAGTAGCAGAATTAAGTATCTCTTTCAAATGTTCTTCACTCAATAAAGGCTCTTTAAAATTAGTGAATAAAGCGTGTTCGCCCAATACATCGTTTGTCTCAGGGTCATAACCTAAAAATCTTTTAAAATCACCTATACTCAATTGATTATTATTACTATCAGAATCTTTATCTTTAAAACTTGTAGGTCCACCATATTTTTTTGCTGAACTTTTATCCATAGCAGGTAAATGTTCTAAGCCCTGTTCCTCTTTTAAATCTCTTAATTCTTTTTCAGCGTCATATTCCTCGTTGGGGGATAATGATTTACTTTTTAGTTGCTCTTCCAAAATTTTAATTCTTTCACTGTGGTCTTTAAATCCCAGTAATTGATTAGTTTTACCTAATAAACTAGGGTACTCAGGATGTTCCATTATAGCATTTTTTAAAACATACTGAGTGTGAGCATCCATCCCACCTTTTGTATCTTTATCTATATCCTCCACTGTAGTGTTCATATTAGGCCCATGCTTACCCTCATCTCTTATGTAGTGATACTTAAGCGCTTGAAGTCTCATACTTGTATCATTTTTTACTCTACCTATATTGACACGTTCTCCACTAGATAATTTAATAATTTGAGCATCTTTAGAATCGGTGCCTTTTTCGTATATATGTTTATGAATTTCATATCTTTCTTTAGGGTCTCTAAATTCTAAACCAAATAAGTAGTCCTCAAAACCTAATCCCTTTTTAACAGGTTTTTTTTGATAATATTCAGGTGGGAAATCCCCACCTCCCTCTAGGGCTAACTCTACTTTTTCTTTATCAGTAAGATTTTCTAAAGGGTCTAGTTGGGAATGAGTTTCATCTGATTCCCAGTCATTCACACGAGTATGTTCAAAATGTGCCTTTCTTAATTCTAAATCTTGTATATCCTCGTTTGAATATTTTTCTTTTATCTCTTCTACTTGTTCTTTGTTATCAGGATTTTCTTTCCAATTGTTAAAATGTTCATTATACACTTCATACAAAGATTTACCTGTTTTACCCGAGTAAGGATATCTTTTTACTTTATCAATTGTAAGTATACCTGTGTAAAAAGGGTTTTGTTTACTAGTATGATGATTTTCATGGTTTTTTTCTATTTCAGCATATTCCTCCGCTAAACTTTTTTCACCCGGTGCAGAGGGTAAATAAAAACTATACAACATTTCATCTCTAGTAGTTCTACCTGTTACTATATTTCTAAACAATAAAGGGTCATGTGATTCATCCCAAGGATTAGCATCGTTATAATGACCCCCTTCTACATTTCTATAAGAGGGTTTACCACCACTCATTTCGTGTATTTTTCTTTCCACTCCTCTATCATCCCATACTTGATTAGGAGCAATTTGTAATTCTGCACCTGCTTCAAAATCTGCTTTAGATTTAGAAACTGCTTTACAAACTAAATCTTCCCAAGTATTATCAAAATTACCATAGCCTTGTCTTTCTAGGTTTTCTAATGCTAAATTATAATATGCTATATTATTTTCAAAATCTAATCCATCGTAAATAGATTTTATTAAATCATGCCTGTGTCTTTTATAGACATCTATAGCATCTTCTCGCATTTTATTCACCCCTAATAAGGTGAATTATTTGACTTACTAATTTTACCTTCTACATCTAACCTATCTGCGCCGCCACCTTCGTGTGGATTCATTTGTGATGCTAAGGTTTTAAAATCTACAGAAAAAGAAGATGCGCCCTTGTTAGCAACATCTTGACTATCTAATAAATGTTGATTTGTCGTATAATAAGCGCTTCTTGTTTGTCCACCTGATTCTACCACAAACATATTTTCTTGAGGACTTGTGTTGTAAGATACTTTGTAATTAGGTTCTGCTTTTTCCATTTTACCTCCATACATTTTACAACCCATTTTCATGCATCCCATTTTATTCATTCCTTCACCGCATTCAGGACACTTCTTACTACCTTTTTGTAAACCATCTGTGAGTATAACATCACCGTGTGGAGACATTTTAACGTTGTCCATTTTATCGATAATTTTCTTACATTCGGCTTTTGATACACCGCACTCTTTAGCACACTCTTCAAGGCTAGCAGCACCACCTTTCTTTTTGAGGCAAGAGATAATTTTCTGCTCGTGACCTTCTCCCTTTTCTTTCAAGTCTTTTTCACCCTTACCATCAGCAGCGAAAGCGGGAACTTGCTTTCCTTCGTGTTCAACCATTTCTAATTTCTTTTCGATTGTATCGATACGTTTAATCATAAATTGTGCTTTGTTCATTAGGTCTAGTGCCTCTTTACTTATTGGCGATGGTATTGGTTTCATGCTTTTACCTCCTCTGTAGATTTGGCTTGTTCGGCCATTTCGTGTATTTCTTCCCAACTCATAAGATGAATTTCTTCATTCGAATAACTTGGTTGTCCTTTGATTAATAAGTCCTCTTCTCCTCTAAAAGCATCGTTAGAAACATCTTCACTGAGAGGTGTAACCGCTGATACGAATCCTGCTTTACGTAGTAAAGTAGCGGGATTATTAATCATAGAACGTAATTTTTGATTTTCATTTTTTATTACTTGTAAGTCAGAATCCATAGATTCCATTTTTGAAATTAATGTGTTCATTAGACGCTCTGTAACAGATGTGTCTTCACTCATTGAATCACCTAGTTAGAATAACGACCAAAAGTACCACTGTGTTTTCTCATTCCACCGCCTGTTCTAGCAGGAATGATGACACCGGGTAAAACACGGTCTCTTTGAGCAGAATCAAATTTAGCACCAGTTTCATTCATTTTTTGTAATACAACACCATTTACGTGACTTTGATGTGCGTGTGTTACTTGTTCTTCTGCCTTTTTGATAGCCATAAAAATGTCATCAGAAAGGAAGTCTGCAAACTTTTTAATTTCGTTCAAATGTTGCTGTGCAACCATAACATCATCGTTTTCTAAAGCCTTTGTAAATTCCTCTGTATGTACGCCTAATTTACGAGCCATAGGATGCATTTTCTGTAAGTCCATTTGTCTCACCTTATAACTCCCAAGCATATCGCTCTAATTATAGTTACGCACCTCGTAACCTTCTTGAATCCATCAATGCTTGTGAATTTTGTTGGGGTATCGTGGGTGACAAACCTCTTTGTTGAACGTTAGAAATAGGAGAACCTATACCACCCGAACTTCTTTGTTGTGGCCTTGCTGGACTTCTTGGAGTTCTAATTCCTTGACCTTCTCCACCCGGTTGTGAGGGGGGCATTATTGCACCCATACTCATACCCGGTGGGACTGCGTTTCTACCACCCGGTGCATTCGGAGGCATACCACCTCTCATGGGCATTTGAGGTTGCGCTTGAGGTTGTGCTTGTTCATCTATTTTTTTGTAAGTAAACCTAACATCTCTTTCACCTTCTTCCATCAATTCAGGTTTATATCCAAGCATTTGCATTCTTTGCGCTAAGTTGACTTCCATTTCATCTCTACGTAATCTAGTGATTTCATCTTCTTCTTCATTTGGATACAATGTTATCTTCCAATCAGTGATACCCATTTCTCTCAGAAGACGAGGGAATAAAACCTCGGTGTAAATTTTTTGTCCAAATTCAACTGCTCTGTTGGTCACAAGAATCTGTAAACCTTCATTATTCAATCCACCTGATTTACCGTTATCAATCATAAAAATAGAAGACACACCGAAGAACGCTGCTATTCTATTTCTTATTTCATCACGCACAGCGATGTATTGCATCTCTTCGAGAGTGTCCATGAACTTAATCCAATTAACTCCTCCACGACCAGTTTGACTTTCAATACCAACTTTAGGAATGTAATGTGGGTCTCTTTCGAGTTTTTCATCAACACCTTTCCAAAAAGATTTCATTGATTCTAAGTTATCAGTGGTTACAGAAATTATACCCTTTGGGCTTCTACGTTTTTGGTATGCAGTGTACATATAATTGTCCATGGCAGTCAAGGTCATCGCTTGTCTCCATAATGTGTTTACAGGACTTTTACCATACAGTTTACTTGGATTATATTTAGAAATATGTAGAACCTCTCCTTTTGTAAAATATTGATTTTTACCCGAGCCGGCCATGTTAACATAATGAGCATCTACCATATCTGAGCCACAAATAGGACAAGCGTGGTCTTGACCGGGATACGCCACTTGGTCTCTATGTAGCCTACAGATTCGATATCTTCCACCTCTAACTCCACGTTTATCAGCGATAATACGCATAAATATAGGGTCTCCTCTAACTACTTCTTTGACACGATAAAATTGAATATCGCCCGTTTCTTCATCTACATAATATTCTTTTATTAATATTAGAAAAGCATCATCAACTATATTCAAGTCTCTTTCTATTTCGTACAATACTTGTAAAAAAGATTGTTCCATAGAGTTTTCTTGGCTTAATAACCATTTACCATACACAACATCATTCGGGTCAGGCTCTCTTACCTCTCCTCCACAAGTGGGGCATTCTTCTACCTCATGTTGGAACTCTTCATCACATTCTACACATTTTACACGAAACTTTTTTTCCCAATAATAGCCACGTCTAAATATTTCTTGATTTAATTTAGAAGTTACAGTTCTAAGAATTAAATTTTCATGTGTAACTGCATACAATGCTGGTAATGTAATACCTTGTGCTAAAACAGGCTCTTGAATACCAGTGGTATACAAAGGCATTTGAGGTTGCGGAGTTGTTCTTCTTCTGAATGGACTAGCCAATGCTGATAAGAATCTACTAATCCTACTCTCCCCTGCATCGTCCTCAGCCATTATAATCCCTCTCTATATTTACCTATAGTATCTTCGTCAATACCCCACCCTTCTAGTAACTCACGAGATTTCTTAGCATCATCTTTCCAATTTTCATATCTAACTAATCTTTTAATCTCTTCTTTTTTAACAGGGTCTTTTTCATCTAAATATGCTAAAACACATTTTGCTTGCATTGATTTCATTTTTAGATGAGGTGATACACCATTCAATAATTTTCTTAAATCGTTTTTAGAATAAAACTGAAGTCTATGTTGACTTCTTTGAGACTCCTTGTATACCTTATTGTCCAATTGTAACACACCACATTCTAAATGTTTATACAAATCTTCACAATGAATTTTACCTCTAGCACCAGTGGCAATCATACCAGCCCGAGGTTCTCCTCTTTCTGTTATGGTGATATAACCATCAGCATCTAAAAAACCAGCACTATAAGCCCATACATCTTTCATAATTAGTCCTTGGGTAGAAATTAAAACGTAAGTGCCTCTCTCAGCACCTTTGATAATATCTAATTCCTCACCATACATATTCAAGAGAGCAGTTAACTTTCTGTCCGTAAAAGATTTTTTTAACAATCCAGCATCATGTAAATTAACTTTCATGTCAGAAGGTCTCATAGGACCTTTTTGTTTTAATTCATTTACTACAAATTCTAAGTAACCCAACTCCGCTTTAGTGAGTTTATCTATTTGATTTAATGTACTAGACCACATTTTTCTAGCAGCAGACCTATTACCCATAGCGGTAGCCCAAGCCTGTTCCTCTTCTTTACCCCATACATCTTCATGTTGGTCTAACATTTTTAGAGTACGTTCTGCGTTTTTCCACAAATTACAAGCCTGAAGTAAAGATATCTGTCTACTATCTCCGAATTTTCTTAAACTTTTTAGTTGTCTATCACTTAGACCTAATTGTTTCATCACATCGTGTAAGTCTTTACCCCATGATAAATTATGTAGAGTCATTTCTGTCTCTAAAGATTTGATTGTTCTAATATCTTTGATAAAACTGTCTATTTCACTTTTATCGTCCTTATTATGTCTTCTTGCTTTTCTAAATCTTTTAACAAGACTATCAGCAGAACAACCTAAAGTTGTTTCAAACCAACCATCGCCGTTGATAGGAAATTGATATTTGACCACTTCCTCTTCTTCTAAAGATATACTATCCTCTTTGACAATCTCAAAATCATCATCAAGAATAGCAGAAGCCCACATATTAGTACCCCTTATCTACTCTTACTTTTCCTTTTTTCTTTTTATCAGTATCAGAAACTTTAGTTGGGTCTTTCCCACCTTTCTTTCCAACTGATATTATTAACACCATTCCGTGTTTCTTTCCGCCTAATTTTTTTTCTTTCATGGTATCATCCATCCTCCGCCTTTGCCCGTTCCCGATATCCATCCATCGAAACCCGGTAAATAATCATCTAGTAACATTACAGACCCTCTAAACTCTTTTGTGGCCCAATTAGCAAGAGCCAAAGACATAGCCAAGTCATCATGAGTTCCCACGCTTTCCAACCTTCCATTTTTTTGCATTCCGAATCTGTTTAACTCCATTTCTAACTTATGTGTAAACTCACGACTCCTCTCGTCTCCATACGGAGTTTTGATTTGCCCCTGCTCGAAGGCCATGAGTAAACTCATAAAGAGGCTTTCCTTTCGAGTGCGTGTAGTCATAAATGTTCTAATTGGGATATCTTGTCTAATATCTTGAAGTTCCATCGCAAACATTCTTTGAAAATTATTACCTTCTAATTCTATTAAATCAGGTTGAAATCTATTATTTAACAATATTATTCTCTTTTTCTGAGCCATTGAAGACATGCCTCTTTCATGCACTATTCCTATAATTTGTTTAACATCATCATCAGGAGGAGTGCGAAGAACTGTCATAGCGGTAAAGTCAGCATTTTTATCAGATGCAATAGCAGTATCCCATCCTATGAAATGATGACCAAATACTCCCGCTGGCTCACCTTCTTCATCGAATTCTGTTTCAGCCCTATCGAGTAAAACTAAATCTTTATCTCTTGCATTTTCAAGAATGTCCATAGGAAACATACTCGCTACATCATGAATTGGTTCACATAAATATTCACGAGCAAATTGTATTGCTGGCATAGAATTACGTCTTTGTTCTAGGGCTTCTATATCCCAACGCTCAGGCCACAATGCTTCACCTTTGTCATTAATGGCAGGATATGTTTCTACGAGAAATGTTTCTTTTTGCTCAAGTTCTGCGTATAAGTCATTATAAGAAAATGGAGTTCCTACCATCATTAACCTTGCTGTGTGGTGGAGTACTGGTAATAAAACAGCGTAAAACCAATCCGCCGCTCTTTGTAATTCAGAAGATGTGTTACCCCAAAGAATATCGTCACATACTACTACATCAGGGTGGAAACCACGAGTAGCCCCACCTACCGATTTAGCCATCATACGACTACCATTTGTAAATTCAAAATATGATTTAGCCCAAGGTTTTCCTCCTGTGGGTTTTAGATGTCTTAAACAAGGAGCCATATCTATACAGTTACGGATAAAACGCATATGTTCTAATGTCTGTTCAAGACTGTGACTGAAAATCATGATGTGTGTTTTTGGATTAAAAGCAGCAATCCATAATGCATACGACATAAATAACGTAGACTTACCGTGGTCACGAGATGCTTTAACACAATAGTATCTATTATTTTTCAAACCTTCATCCCATTGTTTGTGATGATTTGAATAATGAAAACCCAATACAGTTTCAAAGAAATACTTGAAAGAACGCTCAGACATTTTAGTGTCCATCTCTATGAGAAGTTCCTGCATTTGCTGTTTATCTTGCATAAACTCAACCCGTTTGATTATTTTTGGCAAATTCTTCTAACTTTTCCATTTGTATTTCTTCAGGTGTTTTTTCACGTTCTTCAAGTGACGTAGAAGGTATTTCACTTATTTCGTTAATCTTAGGAATTGATGAGCCCATATCAGTGAAAGTCTTAATATCGCCTTGCATTAGTTCTTCATTATATGTTGTTTTTGGTGGTAAAGTAGGAGAAGCAACTGGCGGTGGAGTGGCAGGACCCACTGGGTCTATACCTAAAGCGGGATTACTCAAAGCCCTTTGGTTTAATTCTCTTTGTAATTTAGCACGCTCCTTTTCTTGTTCTCTAAATTTATCAAATAAAGGATTTCCTTGTGAATCCTTAGGGGCAACTTCTAAACTTGCGTCTAACTCTTTTTTACGTCTTAATAATTCATTATAAGCGTCACGTTCTTGTATTTCTCTATTATATCTTTCAACAGTTGAGAATCCGTTCATGATAATCTGCACTGCCCTAGTAAATTTACCTGCTGCGATCTCGGCATTGGTCATTTGTTCAGGGTCTAATCCTGCCTCCCCTAATTGTGTTCTATCAAGTACACCATCTATGTATGCTTGAGATATTGCCGCAGCTTCTTCATTACTTAATCCACCTGGCACACTTTCGCCATTTACTTTTACTCTATTTTTTCTACCACCTTTTAATACGTCTGTACTTGCTCTCATTAACGCTCTATAACTACTTTGCAATCCGTTTCTACCTGCTAATAAAGAAGCACCG